TGCTTTTCGCTCTAAGCAGACTGTCAGATTTGATTCAGTGCTGCCGGTGAAAACTGTCAGCTCAAGTTTGAGCTAATAGACATGGAATGAAGTCAATTGCACCCAAGAATTACACAAAGAGGCCAGCGCGCAATGCTATCCCCGCCACGCCTGCCCGCTTTATGCATCGCTTTTCATGCAGGTGCATGATGCAGTCAGAGCCGCGCCCTATATGGCCTCAACGGTGGAGAGCAATGCATGGTTTTGCATGCAGATCCATGCACGCTTTGCATGCATCACTCTTTACAAAGCTGCTGGCCAGAAAAAGGGCTTCAGAAAGACAAATGACAGACACAAAAAAGCCGCTGGTTGGGCAGCGACTGTGCAGGGTTAATGAACCTGGCGGAATGCAGAACCATAACGGCCTAGCGTCTGCCGTTCTCGTACAGGTTCCGGTGGTGCTTCCGGTACGTTTTCCGGCTGTGGCGGTGCGGTGATCACCTTTGTGATGCTCTCATTCGTCTTAAAGGTACAGGAGCAGTCCAGGTTAGTGCACTGGTGATAACGCTCTTTCACTTGCTCTGACATATAGCGGCTCGATTTGGTGTGCGCAGCGCTTTTACAGTAAGGGCAGTGCATCATTTCTGGTTGCCCTCGTGAAGGTTTGCACGCTGCGCCCGGATTGATTCAGCCAGCTTCTGGCGGCGCATAGGATGGCGATAAAGCTCCATATCAATACCCGTTAGCGGCGGGTGATACAGACCAATATTCTCCAGCAGTGGTGCCTCTTTCATCACGCTGTCCGGCAGGGCCGCCGCTGCCTGTGTCAGTGCTTCACCAACCAGAAAAGCCACGTCCTTAATCCGGTCCCGGTCGTCACCGACAAACGTCGGGGAAAGTTCTTCACGACGGAGTCGCAGCTTAATGGCCCATAGCAGCGACGGACTTATATTACGCAGGGCTGACTGCCAGTGCGCATCTGCAAATTCGGTAAACGCATCCCGGTGTGATTCAACGTACTCTTTCCCACTGCCGCAGCATTTCAGCATCGCCTCCTGCTTATCCAGCGCCAGCTCTTTGAGCAGTCCGCCGAACTCATCGGCCAGTTCCCGGCTGGCAATGCGATGAGAATGTTCGGCACGCAGCTCGTCAGTGAGATTGCCTCGCAGGCTACGGAAGCTCTTGCGCCAGTTACTCTCGGCTTCTTTCCCTGCATCGATGGCCGCATGCTGCTCTTTTTCACAGCGGGCAATATCGGCGCAGATGCCGTTATAGGCTTTCATTCTTTCGGTATGTTCAGCGCGGGCTTTCTCGAAGCGTTCCAGTGATGCAGGTTTCTGTTCAGGCATAGTCATGATTGTCTCTCATCGTCTGTAAAGGATGAGGCCATTCTGTCGTGTACCACAGGACAGCGCATTTCATTGCTTTTCGCCTGTCGATGAACAAACAAGGGCATAACCTGTATGGGATAGCCCTTTAGCTAATTATATTTCTTATATAACTGTTCACTGGTATTCACTGAGATAAAAAAGGCAATAAATACAGTAATTAAAGAAGTGAACACTTTAAAATGTAGTATTCACTGAGTATTAACTAGTGTTCACTTCTCAGAAATCCAGCCTTTCTCTGGTAAGCCTGTGTTCATTGTTTTTATCTATTAATAATTAACGAATGATGACTTAAGTTAATAGAAAGAGAACAGGATGCAACTCAATGCATTACACTGCACTGAATCTCATGAATGATTACTTTTTGCACTAAGAAGGACTGTTGCCACGCTTAAAAATATCAACAAAATAGGGAGTTACCCGAAGACACCACCGGAACCGGACAGCACCGGCCGGACTCATAATGAGGTAACACCATGCACGCAGTTTCATCCGTACCAGCCCCTGCCATTCCCGTAAACCGTGATGCCGTTTACCCGCGCGACCGCTTTATGCGCCTGCCGGAAGTCATCAGTACCTGCGGTCTGTCACGTTCGACGATTTACGACTTAATTAGCCGGGAGCAGTTCCCCTCTCAGATTTCACTTGGCGGTAAAAACGTCGCCTGGCTGGCATCAGAGATTGACGGCTGGATGCAGGCCCGCATCGCGCAGCGTGCCGGAGGTGCAGAGTGATTTTGCTGAATTTGGGCACAAAAACCTTTCCGCTCACCCGCGAAAAAGCCGTTTTCGTCGCGGAAAGTCTGACGGCAGCAGTCAGCGGCACCCCCGCCACGGCACCGGCTTTTACCAGCGGGATGCACAGCCATATTTCCGTGCTGAATCAAAAAGCGAAGCCTGCAAAGCAGAAAGTAAAGAAAGAGGACGGGGGAGTTCCGATCAAATCCGCCGCAATCCGATCACGTCCTGACCGGTTGCTGAGGAAAACACCCTAATGTGTGAAAAAAGACTTTTCTCTGGCGAGCGCCCGTTATACAGTTTTCGCGCTGTCGCAAAATCGACAGCCGGGCGTAGGAACCCGAGCTTAATCTTGGCGACACAACACGCGCCATGCGTGTTTTTTTGTGTCTTCGCCTCAGTGCACCCATTATCCGGGCAATGGTTCTTAAGCCGTTGCGCCGTCTGCGTAATGGTGGCCCGGGCGGGGCAGCTTTCGGGCTGGCCGGTTTCCAAGGTTGCCGGTATTCCTACCCCCGTCCGGGCTGCCACCCAAGAGCGTAGGAACTCCGGTGGTAGCTTTATAAAGCTAACCCTGGAGATTGCCTGTATGGCTACGGTTCTTATTGCCGCTCACCCCGAATTCACCTTTATTTTTGCCGCAGTACGCCGCACCGATGCGACCGCACGTCTCTGTATGCTGCGCACCTTGGCAGGCGATGAGCGTAGCGCCCGCGCCAGCCTCGTCCGCGATTACGTTCTGTCCTTTGCCGGTCGCCTGCCGGTTAAGGTGGTGGCGGCATGAACACACTTTCTCAACACCTGAATAACCATGACACCTACCCAATTCCCCATGCTGACTATCTGCGCCTGCTGCACGCGCACACGGTCGGCGTGACCGTGCTCGATATGTTCGACTCGGTGAACTGCCTGAGCGCGCGCGGCTGCGTGCCGGACGGCGCGGCGCTGACCTCGGTCGTCGCCCTGCTAACCGACCAGCTCGGTAAAGTCGTTGAAACCTGTGAATCCCGCATGTTAGCCACGGAGGTCCGCCATGATGACCGTTAATCACTCCTGCCTGCCCGTTGAGGTACGCACCGCCGTATACCGCCGCGCCCTGGCGCAGGGTTATCTCAACGCCTGCAAGACGCTGGGCGTTACCGTGTCAGCCACGCTCGACGAACTACAGATGACCATTGCGCTCGAGCTGGAAGGATTTTACGTGCGTCGCCACGGCGCAGAAGCCGGAATGGAAATGGCCTGCACCATGCTGGGCGATATGGTCGAGCCGGACCTGCTGACCGCACCGCCGCGCCTGACCCGTCTTGGCGCAACCATGATGGATGAGCTGTTTTGCAGCCAGCTTGCCGCGACTCGCCGCGCCACGTTGCACTAAGGGAGAGTTGCAGATGAAACACATTGTCTCTGACACGGTAAAAGCGGCCACCGGATTCTGGCCGCAACTGCTGCCTGCGCTCGGCATCAGCATTCACGCCAGCGGCAGACACGGTGCCTGCCCGGCGTGCGGCGGCATAGACCGCTTCCGTTTTGACAATCAGGACGGGCGCGGAACGTGGCTCTGTAACCAGTGCGGGGCCGGTGACGGCCTTAATCTGGTGGAAAAGGCGCTCAGTATCAGCGCTAAAGAGGCCGCCATGAAGGTGGCCGGAATGCTCGGCACGCTGTCGGAGTCAGCCCCGGTTATGCATGATGAAGCAGCAGACAAAAGCCGCGCACAGGCAGACGCAGCCGCACGGGCGCAGGCACTTATAGCCGCTGCCGTCAGCCGCACGGACAACGCCTACCTTTCAGCGAAAGGGCTGCACGGCACGCACGCGCTTACACTTGCTGATGCGCTGCGCTGTGGTGGCGTCAGCTTTGCCGCCGGGGATGTGCTTATCCCCCTGACCGGTGTAGACGGCATGGCCGTGAACGTACAGCTCATCAGCACCGCAGGCGACAAGCGCACCCTGCCCGGCGGGCAGGTGAAAGGCACATACTGGCTGGCAGGCGAGCCGGACGGCAAAACGCTGTGGCTCACTGAAGGATACGCCACCGGCCTGACCGTGCACCGGCTGACCGGCCAGGCGGTTTACGTGGCGCTGAGCGCCAACAACCTGCCCGCGCTGGCAAAGCGGCTGCGTGAGTTACACCCTGATGCGATGATGCTGATTGCCGCCGACCGCGACGACAACGGCACCGGCCAGTTAAAGGCAGAGGAAGCGGCAAAAGCCTGTGGCGGGAAAACCGCACTGCCGCCGGTTACGGGTGACTGGAACGACGTGTGGCAGGCGCAGGGCGATATCGCCACGCTGGCGCAGCTCACCGACTTCACGCAGCCGCAGCCGCTCAGCCCGTTTGAATCCGTCAGCGAGGCCGACCTGAAGGCCATGAGCGCCAGCCAGAAGGCCGAGCTGCTGGTCGCCCATTACGGGGAGGCGCTGGCCGTGCCGCCGGTCGGGGAGGAAATCTGCCGCTATGAGAACGGCGCATGGCAGGTGATGGAGGCGAAGACGCTGCGCCGGGAAATCGCCGCGCTGTTTCAGAAGGTGCGCGCACCGTTCTCGGCCGCCGGCATCGGCAGCGTGCTGGACACGCTCAAGCTGATGGTGCCGCAGATGGGTGAACCGTCCCGCCGCCTGATTGGTTTCCGTAACGGCGTGTATGACACCACAACAGGCACCTTCAGCCCGCACCGCCGCGAGCACTGGCTGCGCACCGTCAACAGTGTGGACTACACAGCGTCACGTCCTGGTGAAAATCTCGCAGACCACGCCCCGGCTTTCTGGCGCTGGTTAACGCGGGCCGCCGGGCATAATCACGACAAGCAGGAGCGCATTCTCGCGACGTTATTTATGGTGCTGGCAAACCGCTACGACTGGCAGATGTTTCTTGAGGTGACCGGCCCCGGCGGCAGCGGTAAAAGTGTGATGGCCTCGATAGCTACTCTGCTGGCTGGAAAAGACAACACCACGTCAGCCACCATCGACACGCTGGAATCCTCGCGCGAGCGCGCCAGTGTGGTCGGTTTCTCGCTGATTATCCTGCCTGACCAGGAGAAATGGAGCGGCGACGGCGCGGGCATCAAGGCGATCACCGGCGGCGATGCCGTTGCAATCGACCCGAAATACCGTGACGCCTATTCCACTCACATTCCGGCGGTCATTCTGGCGGTGAACAACAATCCGATGCGCTTCAGCGATCGCAGCGGTGGCGTGTCGCGCCGCCGGGTAATTCTGACATTCCCGGAAGTGATACCGGCAAAAGAGCGTGACCCGCAGCTGCTTGACAAAATTAGCACCGAGCTGGCCGTGATTGTTCGTCACCTGATGCAGCGCTTCACATCACCAAACGAAGCGCGCGAGCTGTTGCAGGCGCAGCAGACTTCCGGTGAGGCGCTGGAGATTAAGCGACAGGCTGACCCGCTGGTTGATTTCTGTGGATACCTGATGCCGCTGAGCACGCCAAACGGGCTGTTTATTGGTAACGCCAATATTCGCCCGCTGAATCCGAAGCGCTATCTCTATCATGCCTACCTGTCATTCATGGAGTCACGCGGCCATCAGCACCCGCTCAGCCTGACTGCATTCGGCCAGGCAGTACCACAGACGCTGAAAGAGTATGAGCGCATTCTGCTGAAGCGCAGGACAAATAACGGTATACAAACTAACCTAACATTACACGAGGACAGCGAGGCAGATTGGCTGCCATCATGTAACGTATAATAATCTCATCCCATACAAACCGGCTTAGTCCGGTTTTTATATTTGATGCAATTTTTAATGTTACCCAAAGTCAGATATAAACTAAATTAGTACATTTTAAGGTGCTGCTAATACATGTTAACGGACGGAATTATTATATATCACCGTCACTGCCTTAAGGTTGGTAACCGGAATTTTGGATTTGAAAGCTTAAATTTTCGCATCGGTTAAGAGTTATCTTTCTCGCCACAGGTAGATTTAATGCCCCTAGTCAAAAAGGGCGAACCTGAGAGGTTGGTTTCTAGACTAGCGGGGTGTAATGCATGAATATAAAGTCTCTGGTGCCCGTTCCGTGCCGAGATTTAAGGGCATACTATCGTTGCACTTTAATTCACCAACAAAAGTTACATATGAGATAGCAGTAGATGAAATTAAACAATAAACCTACAACTTATTGATTTACATAGTTTTTTATTTGAAACTGCAAGTTTATTTCATGTGCAATTTAGAGTTTCACGCAGTCAACCATGATTCAAATTTTACCTGGGGCCTTCATCTTAGTAGGATCTTCTGTTGATGGAATTTTAAGATGCTCACTAAAGAACATTGCCTCAGAACCTTTGTAACGGTCTTGTGCACTATAATTTATACCATAAACTAAAGACTGCGTTTTATACATATCACTTATTTCAGGAGTGTTGTCGTACGACACAATCCATGGGGTTTTTATATCATATTGAACGACCTTAGATACCTCGACATGATCCTCGTGATTGTAATGATTTATATATAACCCTTTACCTTTGACATAGTAGGGTGGGTCTAGATACGTGAGGGAATTATCAGGTAATTTAGCTATTACTTTACTTATAAATTCGATAGCATCGAGATTATATAAATCAATACGTTCTTTTTCTGCATGTATTTTCATTATACGTGCGATTAGATCTTCTTTGTTGTATCTAGCATCTAATTTCCATTCGCCCGCTTGATCTTTTCCGCCAATTACCCCTCCCTTCAATATCCCTGAGCGATTTGTTCTGTTGAGGAAGAAGGTTGAAAAACCTATAGTTAGTAAATCATAATTTTCTGTGTTGTTAATTATTTCTTTTTGCTTATACCATTCCTCCATCGTAACTGGAGTATTCTCAATCATTGAGCATAAAACATCTGCATCATTAAGAACAGAATACCAAAATGCATAAACTGATAAATTTATATCGTTAAGGATGATTTTCTCTGCAACATTTAGAGACAATAACTTCAATGCGAGACCTGCTCCTCCAGCATAAGGCTCAGCATAATATATTGATGAAAGATTATTCACCTCAATAACATTCAGCATGAAATTTGATAATTTACCTTTGCCACCTGGATAGCGAAGTGGAGTATTGAAGCGCATAATATACCTCTAGAAAACCTGAATAGATTATAACAAAAAAATGGGCACTATGCGCATCACATAAACACTATAAATTTCAGTTAGTTATCTGAAAAATAGGAATGGATTATTGCTGAGTCAACTCCATGACCTGAAGACATAACTATCTTTAAGCTTTTGATAAACTCATGCTTATATTTATCTGAAGCTACGGCGTTTTTGGTGACCCAGTATCGATATGGATTGTTTTTAACTGGCCCCTCTACCATTCTTCTGAATTCAGGTGTGTGAGCGAATTCTTTGAAAAGTTTGCGTACCACACCTAAAACACCTTGCTTGCCTTTTTTGAAGGCAATTATCGAATCATATATATTTACTGGCCCATCATCTAACTTAAGATTCGCTATAATATCACCTGCTATCTTTCTGAAAACAGGTTTCGTAAATCGGTTGCTATTTTCCCAAAACTTATCATCCAACGGTAAGTTGTAAAGGAATTCAAATATCATCTGATCCGGTGGGAGCAAATGAGGAAGAAGGCACAAATTTTTTTCTTTCT